GGCAGGCGTGTTCACCACTGTAGGCACGAACACCGTTGACGCGGCTGCTTCGCCTACAGAGTGGGGGTTGCTTAGTCAGGCCGCTACAGGTGGAGGTTCGTTGATGGACCGCGAGACATTTACCGCTGTCGCTTTGGCAAACGGTGACTCGCTCCAGACTACGTACAACCTGACGTTTACTGCTGGGGGGTAACGCCTGGCTGCTTTTAGGGGAGGGCGCAAGCTCTCCCCTTAAGCATGGGTAAAATCGAAGGGGAAATATGGCCGATACCAAGATTAGCGCGTTAACTGCTGCATCAGCAGCGGCGGCTGCGAACGAGATTCCGATTAACGAGGCGGGAACGTCTAAGAAGATCACGCTTACACAGGTTGAAGCGTTCCTAGAAACAGTTGGTTTGCCGCGCGTTAAGGCGCTGGGGACTACGCACGCTATTTCGGCTACGACCGCTACCGAGGTTACGGGACTCGGACCGATGACGTTGGAAGCGGGAACGTACGATTACCGCTTTAACCTGATTACTCAGTCTGCTACCACGACGGTTGGTATTGGGCTAGGTGTGAACTTTACAGGGACGGCGGCTGTTCGTACGATTCTCTCGCAGTACCCATCGTCGGGTACGGCAGCGGTTAGCGGTGTCTTCGACGACGTTGGTGTGGGCACCGGGCAGATCATGGAGCACAACGTACAGACGGCGTTTTCGACTACTGCACCGAACATGCTCAACACGGCGGGGTACGCCAACCCCAACGCTAATGTGCCTTTTATTATCAAAGGTATCCTAGTCGTGACGGTATCGGGAGACCTCGAACTGTGGCATTCCTCGGAGACTGCAACGTCTACCTCTGTTATGGCAGGTTCCTCTTTGATTGTGATTAGAACGGCCTGATCGTGGCGGCTGACGCATATCTTTTAGAGTCGGGGGGTACTGACAACTACCTCCTTGAAGATGGTTCGGGGGTACTGCTTCTTGAAGCTATCACTGCGCGTGCTAACACTGCTGAGGGTGGAACGGACAATGTGACCGTTACCACAGGTAACTCCGGTGGGGCTTCGGGTGATGCGTGGGACGTGATCTCTCTTGTTGCGGGCACGTTGACCTATGAAAATGCGCCTACCCTTAAGGGTGGATTAGCGTACTTTTCAAACAAGACAGTCGCGGAGGGTTTGAACACCCTTTCGTGGACAAACTCTATGGGGAGCGGGGGACGTTGCTTTTTCCGGGGGTACTTCCTGTGGGATACTCTGCCCTCGGCGAATTCGTACTTTTTGGACTTCTATAATAGTGGCACTTTTCTCTGCGGCGCGCTCTTTACCACGGCGGGGAAGATACTGTTTGTTGATCAGAACGGTGTACAGCTTGCTCTTAGCTCCAATACCTACCACGATAACAAAGTTTACCGTATCGAAGTCAAGGTCGAGCGGGGATCAGACGCTTGGGAAATTAGGATTCATTCCGGCGATTATGTCGGCGCTATGGAAACGTTCTCGGGTACCGGGGCTGACCTTGGCAACGTTAACATCACGTCTGCGCGTGTAGGGGCTTCGCATGCAACTGCGGGCACGTTTACTCACGCGATGTACTTTGACAACATCGCGGTTGCGCCTGACGATTGGATCGGTCCTAGTGCTTCTGGTGGCGGTCCTATCGTTGTGACGCACAGGGGTGGTATCGCTGATACGAACTCGGGGTCTGCGCTCACAATTACGTCGTCACCTACATGGACACCTGCGGCTAATAGTTTGTTGCTTGCATGGATCGAGGCATCGACCGAAGATGTGTCACCCACGAGCGTCACGGGGCACGGTCTGACGTATACGCAGATGGGGCGTATCACGATGGGGTCGGGACCGACTACGGCAGTCTTAGAGCTATGGGCGGCGAAGGCGGGTGCGTCACCTACCTCTGTGGCCGTAAGCGCGACGTGGGCGGCTGCGCGATCTGGTGTGAACATTTCCGAGGAAGAAGTGACCGGCCACGACGATGCGCTTACCTTAGCGGTTGGTGCAGGCAACATCTTCCCTCAGCTTGTCACGGCTACATCAGGAGCGACGACTACAGACACATCAGGAACGATTACCTTAGCGGCTGCAACTACCACGGGGAACCTTCCTGTATCAGCTTTCATCCACCAGAACAACGTGGCAATCACGCATCGGACGAACTGGGCAGAGTTGTACGACGCGAACTACACAACGCCTGCACGCTCGATGGAAACACAGTGGCGATCTGATACGTTTGAAACTACTGCTTCAGCTTCATGGACCCCGGCTGAAAGGTGGTCGGGAATCGCTGTTGAGATAACGGTCGCGCCCGCAGTAGCCACAGCAATGCCAAAAGAGACTATCGTACAACAAGCTGTTATTAGAGCATCATACTGGTGATAGGGAGGAACGAATGGGAGCTATTTACATCACACGTAACACCGTGTTTGCGGCTACTACTGGCGCGAAGACGATTTTGAAGTTGGTTACGCCTACGCAATTCAAGATCGAGATTCTGGAAATGGCGATCTTCACGGATGGTGTGACTGGATCGGCTGTGCCTGCAACGTGGGATTTGTTCACGTCGGATGAAACGTCTGCTGGAACAGGTAACGGTACGGCGGTTACTACGCAGGTGAAGGGCCGTACACAAGCGCACGGTTTGACAGTTACGCAGAACCATTCTGTTGAAGGTACAACGTATACCATCAACAAGGCAGGGTTCATTCCGCAGTTTATGGGTGCGTTGGTGTTGCAGCATCCGTTAGGTACTGAGCCTGAATCGCCGTCTGACGCTGCTGACTCTATTGGTTTGAGGATCAACGTGACGGCGGCTGTGAACGTGCTTGCATGGATGAAGTGGGCTCGCGCATAAAATGGCGAGGCCAGGTCGTAGCATCCCGGTACAGAATATCCTTGGGGTTGGCCCGCTTGCTGCTGCGGGTGGTGGCCCTGCAACGTACTTCCTAGTTTTTGCTGGGGGTATTACTCCTGCTGGTGTTATGGTCAAAGAGGCAGAGAAGATACTTGCCGGGACGTTAACCCCCGCAGGTGTGTTAGTGCGCCAGACTCAAAAGTCGTTGGCTGGATCGTTTACACCAACGGGCGTGTTGAGCCGTCAGACACAAAAGACACTTGCTGGTGGCCTAACACCGGCAGGCACTATGACGAAGTTGAAAGTGATACTTAAAACCATGTCAGGGACGTTAACCCCTGCGGGTGTGTTGGTGAAGCAGACTAACAAGTCGTTTAGTGGCGGGATCACGCCTAGCGGTGTGATGTCTAAAACTAAGCTCATTATTAAAACCATGACAGGCGCTTCGACGCCTGCCGGAACGTTAACTAGGCAAACAAACAAGACCTTGAGTGGATCGTTTACTCCTACTGGGGTGTTGAGTCGGCAGGCTAGGAAGACGTTAAGCGGTAGCTTGACTCCTAGCGGCGTGCTTAGTAAGCAACTGTATAGGACGTTTGCTGGTGGGTTAACGCCTACGGGGGTGTTGAGTAAGCTACGTGCCTTGACCATGAGTGGGTCGTTGACTCCTGCGGGCGTGCTGACCAAACAGACTCAAAAGACTTTTAGCGGTGGGCTAACACCTAGCGGCGTGATGACGAAGCTTAAGGTCATTTTGAAGACTTTGAGTGGCGCGTTGACTCCTGCTGGTGTGCTAACTAAGCAAGTTCAGAAACCGTTGAGCGGATCAATGACGCCTAGCGGTGTACTCGTGAAGCGTACTAGTAAGACCTTTAGTGGTGGACTGACACCTGCGGGCGTGTTGACGAAGCTACGCGCTTTGACCATGAGCGGGACAATGACGCCTGCTGGGGCGCTTACCAAGCAGGCACAAAAGACGTTGAGTGGGACGCTAACTCCCGCAGGAGTGATGACGAAGCTTACTACGTTTAGGAAGACGTTTGCCGGCGGGCTTACACCTGACGGTGTGATGACCAAGCTCAAGGTCATATTGAAAACCATGTCGGGCGCGTTGACACCGGCAGGGGTTTTGACTAAGCAAACGAACAAGACTTTGAGCGGTGCGTTGACTCCCGCAGGCACGTTGACGAAGCGCACTAGTAAGACGTTTAGCGGAGGGCTTACGCCTGCTGGGGCGTTGACTAAGCTACGGGCATTGGTGATGAGTGGCGCGATCACACCTACCGGAGTGTTGACGAGACTCACGGCGAAGGTGTTTGCTGGGGGATCGACACCTGCCGGTACGCTGACCAGGCAGACGCAAAAAACGTTCGCCGGGGGTATGACACCTTCAGGCGCTATGGTGAAGCTGAAGGTCATAATTAAAACCATGAGTGGCGGGATCACGCCTAGCGGTGTGTTAGTGCGCCAGACTCAAAAGTCGTTGGCCGGTGCGCTTACACCTGCGGGCACGTTGGTCAAACAGGTGCAGAAGACGTTTGCTGGTGGACTGACACCTGCTGGTGTAATGGACAAGCTCAAGGTGACTCTGAAGTTGTTTGCTGGGGCGATCACACCTACGGGCGTGCTGGTCAAGCAAGTGTCGAAGACGCTGAGCGGGGCTGTAACACCAAGCGGTGTTATGACTAGGGTGTTGACGTTCAGGCGTACGTTCTCGGGTGATTTGACACCTTCAGGTGTGATGACGAAGACGAAGCTCAGTATGAAGGTCTTTGCTGGCGCGATCACTCCGAGTGGTGTGCTAACGAAGCAGGCACAAAAGACGATGGTGGGTGCATTGCTTCCTGTGGGCGTGTTGATCAAGCGAACCTCTAAGGTGTTCTCAGGATCGTTGACATCTTCCGGCGTACTCACGAAACTTTCCGCTAAGACGTTCAGCGGTGCGCTGACGCCCACAGGATTCATGGCGAAGCTGCAAAATAAGGCCTTTGCCGGTGTGATCACACCTGTTGGTGTTATGACGAAGCGGGTTGGTAAGTTCTTCTTTGGCGGGATTACTCCGTCAGGTGTGATGACCAAGGTGTTCATCCCGCTAACCATACCGATTGGTCAGATTTACCATGCTATCAAGCGGAGCTACATCTTCCATGCTGTTAAGGAAAGCGCAAAGAAGCTGATGAATCGTAGCAACGTCTACCACGGTGTTACCGATGGTGTGTACACGTCATCGCAGGACGCATTCAGTGGAGGATTCGATGCCGGATACCAGTAGAACACTCGCGCAGATCAAAGCTCTGCTTGGCGATAACAATAGTGGTGAGATCAGCCCGCAAGACCTGCGAGATGCCATAGAGTCGATCGTTAAGCCAGTCATTGATGGTGATTTCGACAAGCATGACGGTCAACTAAAAGTTACAGGACATTCAGCGTTAGGCACTACCGCAACCATAAATGGCGAAGTATTAACGGGCTATACACCATCGACTTCTGTTGTTGTGATAAAGGAAAGCACGGTTCGTGCCACAGGAACCTCCATACTTGACGCGGGTGTAGCATCGCAATTGACCTTTAATAAAGCTGATGCTTATGTGGGTGGTGAGTATGCTCCTTCTATTTATGCTTTAATTGGTGATGTGATATGGGATGCTAGAAGCGGCACAGTAGGCGTAAATAACAATGATGCAGTCGGAGTTGTAGGGACTTCTAGATTGAAACCTACTGCAACTATGCCCCCACATATCATGTATGGGGCCGAGCTTGGAGCCGTTATCGAGTCGGGCGCTGTTCAGATGCAGTCTGATCTTGCGGGAGTGCATGCCTCTTTAGCGGTTCTTGGAACAACCCCAAGCGCCCCTTGGACTACGGGTATTGACGCTGCTGCACTATTGACACGCTTGATTTTAGGGCGCACGGGGACATATAACGCGGCAGGAGCGCATTTAAGATCACCCTCTGGTGGGGGAATTCCAACTTCTCTATATGGTTTGTACGTGGAGCCGCAAATCATAGGTTCTGTTGATTCTTGGAATATCTACTCCGAAGGTGGAACATCCAAGAACAAGCTTGAAGGTAAACTGCTGGTTGGATTGAGCCTGGAATCCAATACCGTAGAGGTTACATCAGGTACTCACGCTTCAGGAACGCGAGATCGTTCCGCGATCCTATTCCGTACGCTCGATGGTGTAGCTCGTGGTGGTATCGGACCAATGGGCCAGTCGTATGGCACGATTGGCCTGTTTTCTAGTAATGGTAGCATGGCCTTGGCCTTTGGTGATGCTACCATTTTGTTGAATAGGCCATTTGCAGAGATAGCTAGTGCGATCCGCTTTACGCCCCGTGGCGATGTTTCGGCAGGTATCTACATGACGAGTGGCGGGAACATTCCTCTGCTGAGGCTCGTACCCATCACAGGTCATACCGCTGATATACTACAGGTTCGTGCTATTGGGGACGGTTCAACTCTACTAGCGTTGACGGCCGCAGGACGTATTCACATGGCCGGGCGTGATGTGCTACTTGAAAATGGTAGTGGTATCGTGCAGCTTATCGGCGGCACGAGTGGTCTGTCTTTGCTAACCGATGCGGGGGACACGATCAACTTCGCGCCTGGTGGATCGTCACACTTTCGTATGAACGATAGCGCCGAGATTGAGTTGATCAGTTCGGCCGCAGCAATCCGTTGGACACATGCGTCTACACAGCAAACAACAGTCGGCGCGGCGGGAGGAGCGAGTGCTCTACCTGCCACACCTACTAAGTACCTTAAGGTCAAGGATTCTGCGGGTACGGTTCTCGTGATTCCGGCGTACGCCGCGAGCTAGGGGGGAGATATGGAACAGGAAGACGTGAATGCCTTGCTGATTTTGGTAGCGAGGCTACAACGGGCAATCATCATCATCGAACGAGAAAACCAAGAGTTGAAGGCGCAATTGGAAAGGGGTAAGGATGGTTGATTTCAAAGTAGACGAGTTGGAAGATGTTGATCTCACGCTGCGGCTTTCTCGCCGTAAGCCTGATGGTGGATTGGAAGCTATCCCTCTCGCGCCGGGCCTGACTGAGATCGCAGTCATCGTCAAAGTCGATCCCGACGACCCAGATGCGACCCCTAAATTCGATTACAAATACAGCGCGTCAGAGGTCGTGGTTGCTAACGACGGTACGGCAGTAGGCGCGGAGTATTCTCAAATCACGATCAAGGCTGTAGCCGCAGATCAAACTCCATATGGCTCCTATTACTACCATACCGAGGTCACGCGATCCGGTAAGACCGAGACCGTTGATAAGGGGTGGTGGCACATCGAAAATGTCTAGCTCAGCTTCATTGACAGAGCCTAGAGCGGCTGTACCGTTTCACTAGAATGCCAGCAAAGCTGTGTGGCATCACCGCACTACAAGGAAAGGGGGTGGCATGGAGTACGGTTATCTTGTGAAGTTGGATGAAGGGGCAAAGGTCGAAGTTGACAGTGAGGGTGTGCCGTCACGAGTGAACGCGCTCGTGTTGGGCAAATTCTCGCATCCTGTCCACGGGGAGATCGAGATCACGAAGGAACGTTTGCAGCGTTTCGCGTCTAACGTGAACGATAACGTCCGTGGCATTGATCTTGACATCGACTATGACCACAAAGATAAGCGTAACGATGCTGCTGGTTGGGTTAAGACGGCTAACGTCGATGATGAAGGTCGTCTTTGGTACGACATCGAGTGGACTGATGAAGCTCGACAAGCTATCAAGGACAAGAAATATCGCTATTTCTCTCCTGAGTTTCTAGATGAGTGGGAGGGGCCAGACGGGACGGTTCATTCTGACGTGCTGTTTGGCGGTGCGCTCACGAACCGTCCATTTCTTAAGGGTCTCGTGCCTATCAACTTCAGCGAGCATGTGAAGGGCGATCAACTACTCAATATCGACGAAGGTATCTACAAATTCAATAGCAAATCCAACACATACACCGTGCTTAGGGAAGTCCCTAAGCCTGACACCGATGGAGGGGAGGATAAGTTGGACCCGAAAATGCTGTCTGAAATCTTGGGCGTTGAGGGCGACGAAGACGTGTTGCTTAAGACCGTCACCGAGCTTAAGGCGTTCAGGGATGAGAAGACCGCTGACGAGGATCAGGCAAAGAAATTTGCTGAGTTGTTCCCCGAGTTGGCGCGTCAACAGGACGCGGATCGTAAGCGGCTGAACGAGCTTGAGACTCACAACAAGCTCATGGAGGCTGACACCAAGGTTAAGCTTTGGTCGGAAGGGGAGCACGCAATTCCGGCGAAGGTGGGCGACAAGACTCGTGATTTCCGCCAGACGCTTTCGGCTGAGCAGGCCGAGAAGTTTGACGAGATCATGGGCGATATCCACGAGGATGGTCTTGTGGCTATCGACGGTGAAACTGGCGGCGTGTCTGATCCTACGGAAAAGGACGCTGTTAAGAAGTTCACGGATACGATCAATTCAATTCTCGCAGACAATAAGGGCACGGAAGGTTTCGATTACTTCACGGCCGTAAGCATGGCGGAAGCTCAGGAGCCTGAGCTTGCGAAGGCGTACAAGATCGCTAACCGATAAGGAAGGGGGTGTAAAGCTAAATGCCAGGAGGTCAAATTACCATTGGGTTGCAGGTGCCTATGCAGGCTTCCGCTGCGCTCACGAAGTTTCGCTTTGTGAAGCAGACGGGTGCTCAGACTGTTGCTCCTGTTGCCGCCTCTACGGAACGTCCTTTGGGCGTCGTGCAGGTTGACGTTTCAGTTGCCGAAGCTGCGTTGGGTAAGTCTGTAGCTGTTTCCACTGAGGGGATCATGTGGGTTGAAGCGGGCGCGGCAATCGCGCTTGGTGCTCGTGTGATGTCCGATGCTACGGGACGTGCGATCACGGCGGCGACCGCAGGAAACCAGCCTGTAGGCGTTGCGCGTGGTGCCGTTGGTGCTGCCGGGGAGCTTTGCCCGGTTGAGCTTATGCCCGGTGCTCCTGTTATCTAATTGAAGGAGGTGACTTAAACAGTGTATGGTGATCCACAACTTCTCCATGTTGATAAGGTACTGACTCAGATCAGCGTGTCGTACAAAAACTCGGAATACGCTGGGGAGATTTTCTTTCCCTCGCTTACCGTAGACAAGCAATCTGACAAGTACCTCGTCGAAGATCGCAACTACGCGATGACGGTGATCGAAGACTTGCGTGCGCCAGGGGCGAACACTCGCGAAGTGCCGCCTATGGCTCTCAGCCGTGATTCGTACTTCGCGGAGGAACACTCCCTGAAGGATTGGGTTGCGATTGAGGAACCAGCTAACGCTGATCCTGGCTTCGATGTTATGGGCCGCGCAGCGCAGCGTACCACGGATTGGATTTTGTTCAACCGTGAAAACTTCATGCAGGCCATGTTGCGTACTGCTTCTAACTACGCGACCGGCCACACGGTTACGCTTGCTGGTACGGCACAGTGGAACGACTACGCCCTATCAAACCCAATCTCTGATCTCAAGACCGCTGTTGAAAAGGTCTATTTCGCAACCGGACGTGCCCCGAACATTACAGGGATGGGCCGTGAGGTTGCTAACATGTTGGAAGATCACCCTGATTTCCTCGACCGTATGAAGACGACACCCCTGGCCGAGAACCGCACGCTTAACGCGGTTGCCGACCTTACGGGTATCGGACGCATCGTGCGTATGGGGTCGATCTCTAACAGCGCGGCGCTTGGACTTACCGCGAGCTACGGGTACATGTGGGGTAAGGACGTTATCCTTGCACACGTTCCTACGAGCCCTGCACGCGACGAACCCGCTTTCGCGTACGAGTTTGTGTGGCGTGGTCCCGAGGGCGAGACTCAACCTGTGGATCGTTGGTATGAAAACGACCGCAAGAGTTGGGCTGTCCGTACCACTCGTCGTTATGACCTTAAATTCATCGCGGTTGATGCCGTGGCGACTGGTAAGGCTATCGGTGGGTACCTGATCAAGAACGCTGTCGCATAAGGAAGGGAGGGGAAAATGGCTAACGAAGTTCTGCTTACGGACCTTGTTTACGGGGCCGAAAAGGATGAGAACGGTGTCAAGTCGGCGAAGCATGCATCGGCGGGTGATGCTGTCCCTTCCGGCCTGTCGTCTGAGGAAAGGCAAGCTCTTAAAGATACCGGCGTGATCGGTAATCCTGCTGAGCTTGTGGCTACGCTTGGTTCAACCACGAGCGTTACTCAGTCTGCGGAGTGGCCTACACCAGAGATTACTGAACAACTGGTGAACGCTGGCCCTGCAACTGATGAGCAGCTTAAGATTGCCTTGCGTGCGCGTACGGACGAGGTTGCTCGTGCCGAGGGTAGTGATCCTGAAAAGGTGGTGAAGGCTGAGGAAGCTGCTGCTGCTAAGGCTGAGGAAGCTGCCACTAAGGACACACGCAAGGCAACGCGCGAGCCTGCGGCTAAGGAATAATGCTAGCTACCTTCAATGATGCAAACCGTCACCTTGACGGTGACAAGTTAAAGTTTCCCACCGCGCACGATGCGGAACCCGAAGCAACCTCTGTGGGTAACGAAATTCGTGGTGCCTTGTATGGTGTCTATGGCGAGCAAGTCGAGCTATGGGATGCCGAACCTACGGGATCGTTAGTTGCTGCACCACAGCTTGTCCGTGAGATCGCGGGCATGCTTATGGCGGCTAACCGCTACGAAAAGATGTACGCATTAGAGGATGACGTAACCAGTACCCACGGCTCGCGGCTTAGGCGGCGGGCTGAGGCTATGATCCTGCAACTTCGGGTGGGAGACCTTGTATTGGTTGAGGCTGATATCGTTTCAGGGGTCGCATGGTCTGAGAGCGATTTTTGGCCGAACAGCACGTCTGTCATTGAGGGCACGGTACAACCGGCACGTAGATTCTGGATGGATATGGAGTTTTAGGTGCCAGCTTTTACTATCATCGTTACTCATGGACAAGACATACCATCCGACTTCTTTGAGCTTGAATCCAAACTAAATGATATGTCTACATTCCTTGGACAAATCGGCGAGATCGTCAACACGCAACTAGCTAGCAACTTCGCTTCAGCGGCGTTCGCTCCGCTTGCGGCGGCAACCCTCGCACGTAAGGCGGCTCAGGGTCTACCCTTAGACGTACTTGTGGCGAGTGGTGCGCTCCGCGATCAAGCGGGAACGGGGCCGTGGCAAGTCAGTAGTGATGTGGCTCAGAAGATGGTGCCCGGTTATGGTGGGTTCCACCTTGACGGTACACAGTTCATGCCTGTACGTGATTGGGCTTTCATAGACGATGGTATCAGCATGCCCATCCTAGGCGCGTTCGTGGACTTCATTTATGGCTGACCTTGAGTGGCGAGAGGTAAACGTTGTTGACGCGATGGTTGCCTTGTTCGAGGAAAACATCGAAGTCCTAGGTATCAAGCGTGTCTATTGGGGAGATCAAGAGAAGATACCAGAGTACCCGGCAATATGCGTAGCTCCGTTTCCCAAGGATCGCGCGTTGTCGGGCGAAGGTGCAACGCACAGGTTTGCTATCACACACCGTATCGGTATCCACGTCTATCATGGGCAAGTGCAGTCGTCTGAGCTTAACCATCGCATCGCTACATCGCTTGCGGAAGACGTAGAGCAACTGCTTCATAAGAACACGGACATGGCGGATATGGTCATCTTCGGCTACGTGACACGCATGCAACCGGGCTTTTCGATGAAAGAGCAGACGATGGTGAAAGTAACTAGGCTCCTGTGGGAAGCACGTTCACGGGAAACGTTCATATAGGAGGGGCAGATGCCGGAATACACTATTTCGCTCGATCAGCCCACCCGTCCTGCCGGTGACATTTTGGAAGTGCCACCTTACGGCGCTATCGCCAATGGCGAATCAATCACCGTTGAGGCAGAGCGCGAGCAGGTAGCGTTTCTGGCTGATGGTTATGGAATCACCGTCACCGATAAGGGTGGGAAAAAGATCAGGAACACTCGTAAGGATGAGCCGCCACCTGAATTCGTGGTGGTAGACGAGTCGGAAGGGGGTGAATCTAAATGACCGTTGAGGTTGGTGGTGCAGGTACCCTAGGTCTTGCTTTCGAGACTACGTTGGGAACCTATATCGCTCCTACGAAGTGGATTCCGATCCGGTCTGAATCCTTGTCGAAGGTTGAGGATAAGATTTGGCGTACGAACATTCGAGGGGTGGCGGATCGTACCGGAGCTATCCAGGGATACACTCACGTCGAAGGCGAAATCGAGTTTGAGGTTACGCCTGAAGTGTTTGTATACTTCATGTACGCATCGCGTATTACGTGTGTGAAGACAGGCGCAGGCCCATACACCTATACGTTTGCGCCCGCGCACGTAGCGAAGACTTCGACAGCGGCAGGAACGACTACCCGTAAGACGCTTTCGATGTTAATCACTCGTGGTGGTAACTCTAGAGGGTACGTTGGGCTTTCGGTTGGGCAGATTACGTTGACCGTTGACAACGGACTGCTTATGGCTACTGCTTCGATGGTGGGCACCGATGAGGCTACACAGTCTGCGGGTACTCCATCGTGGGCGACCACAGAGCCTATCGGCCCTGGTGATGTCACTCTAGAGGTTCCGACAGGATCGGCTCGTGCGGATGCTGACACGTTCACGTTCACGTTGAATGACAACCTCACGTTTGCAAACCGCTTGAATGGACAGCGCAAAGCGGCTTACAACAACTGGGGTGAACGTGAGATTTCATGGGCGTACGAGTTTGACTATGACACTCAAACAGACTATGACGCTTTCATCGCACAGACGATCCGTTCTATCACCATGAAGGGTACGCTTACAGCGACCGAGGAAGTCTCTGTGCTTACGGCTGCTACTGCATCCGAGGCACATGTGTCTAACCTCTCATCGTTGGGTGACGTGAACCGCGCATCAGTTGACGCACATGCTTTCCACAATACAGGGGATGCTTTCTCGATCATTGTGAAGACCGCAGAGAGCATCGTCTAATCAACTGCATAGTAGGGGGAGAACATGCCACGAGCAACGGCAACACAGGAGACCGAGCGGTTTGAGCTTGAGACCCTGCCCGACGGATTCGTTGAACTTAGACGATTGAGCTACGGCGAGATGCTGCATCGTAGGGATATCGGATCAACAATGCGTACCGGGCAGGGTCGAAAAGCAGGTATCGAATTTGATACCGATGCTCTTGAGATTCAACACTACGAGTTTTCTAAGTGCATCGTGGATCACAACTTGGAAGACGAGAACGGTACCAAGCTCAATTTCTCTAACAAAGCTGACATCGTGAAGCTTGATCCTCGGGTAGCTGGTGAAATCGAAACCCTCATCTTCAAGATGACCAATCCTGAAGACTCTGAGGATTTGCCCAAAAGCTGAGATTTACCGCCAGGCGATATTCTATCCAACGAAACCTAATATCCCCGATCAAGTACGCGAGCGCATAGCTGTCATTGATATCTGTACCATCCTGCATGTAACGCCTAGTCAGTTACTAGATGAAGACGCTGAATGGGTAGAAGACATACAGATGGTTCTCGGCCTACGCGCGGCAAAGGCGGAACAGGATAGTGCTAAGTCCTCGTGAGTTGATGATCATAGAGATTCGCGCTGAAGATCGCGCGAGCGCACAGATGCGTGCTGTGGGTAATAGCTCACAAACTCTTATGAGCACTATGGCGCGGGGATCGCTGAGCGCCTTTGCATACTCACAGGCTTTCGATACTGTTGGTCGGGGGCTTTCTCGTGTCGGTACAGTTATCACGGCCGCTGTTGGGCTAGCTGTAAAAGCGGCCACAGACTTCGGGCATGCTATGGCCCTTGCTAACACGCAGGCGCAGCTTAGCGAGGCTGCGCTGGATAAGCTGTCGGACGCGGCATTAGAGGTAAGCTCACGGTACGGAGTCGCAGCTACCGAGATTGCTGACGCCCTGTACGACATTTTCTCGACCACAGATCAAACAGCGGAACAAGCCGTCCAAAGTATCGACGCGCTTGCGAAGGCGGCTGTAACGGGTGGTGTCACCATGCGTGAGGCTACTCGTGGTGTGATCGACATTCAGAACGCCTTTGGTGAGTCGGCAGGGTCAACGACCGACATTTTGGACTTGCAGTTTGCCATGTTGCGTCAGTCGGCAGGTACCTATGGCGAGTTGGTTAACGCCTTTGGTAACGTGATCGGTTCGGCTAAGGCTACCGACCAGGCGCTTAACTCCGTGGCGGGCGCTATCGCATTCCTCACCGTTCGTGGTAGGTCGCAAGCTGAAGCTTCGATTTCCGTGTCTCGTGCGCTCGACCAAATCACACGATCCGCAGCCGGGATCGAGAAAGTGTTGGGTGTCGCGGTCTACGACGCCGCAGGTAACTTCCGCGCCCTAGAAGACATCATCAACGACATGGGCATGGCGATGGATGACATGACATCGAAGGAACGATCTGCGGCCTTTGAAAAGATGTTCGGCGCAGGCTCGATCCAGGCTAACCGATTTTTCCGTACAGCTATCCCTCAGTTTGAAGCGTTGAATGAAAAGGTACGTGAGTTAGCAGCCTCTAACGTTGGCGGCGAGCTTGCGAAGCAGTTTGAAATTTTGAAGGCTAGCGACCCGTCGTACGTGTTCAACAAGCTTAAGACTTCAGCCACCAACCTAGGTATCAGCCTAGCCCGAGAGTTAATGCCTGACCTGTTGAAGCTGGCGGAATATCTCGGTAACCTAGCTGAGTCGTTCAACAATCTTGATCCTGGCACAAAGAAGATGACAGCCCGCTTGGTTCTTCTAGGTGGAGTATTTGCGCTGCTTGGCGGCAAGGTGCTGACATTCATCGGTACTTGGTTGCGTCTTAAGTCCGTATTCCAACTTGCCGGTTTAGCATCAGGTGCGTCATCGGTTGGCAAGACCGCTGGACTACTATCAAAATTATCATTCGCGTATCAAGCCGTTGCAGGTGGAGCAGCGACTTTTGGGGAAGCTCTAGCCTATGTGTTCCCCTTGCTTAGCAAGCTCGCAGCACCACTGGCTCTTGCCACCATCGCCGTCCATGACTTGTATAACGCTTTTAGAGCCTTCCAAGATGAAGGTATCCTTGCTGCGATGCAGGCAGAGACTAGCGGTTGGGCGGCTGATCTAGTGTCGAAGATTAACCCCGTGGCGGGGGAGGTTGTCAAGCTCGGCTCTGAATTGTTAGGGCTTGCTCAAACGGCCGACAAGCTAGACTTCACAAAATTTACTGGCGGGGTAGCTAAGATCGGTGATACTATCAAGGCCACAGGTGGCGCTATCCTCGCGATGCCGCCTGCGCTTGCTGGTATGGACGAAGCCATGCTTACTACTGCCGGTGTTGTTAAGAAGAACATGGGTATCATTTCTAAGGAAACACGCGATAGCGTCGTTAGCTCTCTTACCGCGCTCGGCGATTACAGCAAGGGATGGGATCTTACTAGTGCCCAGCTAGCTCGTAACATCGACGGCATGCGTGCGAAGATGCGCCAGTTTAGCAGAGAACTAACCGCCCTATCTCGGGCTAAGTGGGTACCCGAACAATTCAAGGCGTGGCTTATCGAGCAGGGGCCAGCGGCGGTTGTTGCGTTCGGTGGAGCAAACCGTAGAATGAAAGAGGGTATGGTTAGGGACTGGCAAGCTATTATGCAAGGTGCATCACGTACGGGACAAGAGATCGACGACGTTGGGCGCAAGGTTAGCGAGCTTGATCGTAAGAAAGCCAACCCTCGCATCGACGCTAAGGACACGGCTACACGGACCATCGAACAGGTGAAGGATCGTCTTATGGGGTTAAATGGTAGTTCAGCTACCGTGAGCATCAATGTTATCGGAAACATGCCCCAGGGATACTACACGGCGGCTGCGGGTGGGGTGCTAGCAACAGGTGGAATCACAGGTATGGCAAAAGGTGGCGCACGTCGAGGAATGGCCGTTACTAAAGGGCCGACTTACCTTACGGGTGAAGGAAACTATCCTACCTTCGCGGGTAAGGGTGCAGAGGCAGTCATTCCTCTGCATACACGAGGGCTCAACATCTTGAGCGAGGCGGTATCACGGGGGCTTGCGATGAACGGCGGTGTTGGGATGGGCGGCGGTGGAACGACTAACATCTACGTCGAGCCTAAGAAAGCCGTGATCGACGCTAACGACGTGGCACGAGAGATGGACTGGCTAGCTAGGACGCGCGGATGGTAGCCGACTGGGAGTACAGCTATAACGGCTTGACGTTTGGCGCGGCGCAGTCTGTCGGTGTGATGAGCGCAACCGGCCTTGAGCCCCCTGACTACCGTGAGGATATCTCTGTACGCATGGGCGAGCATGGCGGTTACGTGTTCGCACAGTACGTCGATCCGCGTCGTGTCATCTTCGAGCTTGACTTGATCAGCGCAGGTGGTACGGATGCATTCACTTTGTACCACACCATGAAGGCAGCTTTTGTGCCACAGTCTGCTAACCTACCTCTTGTGTTCAAGTGGCCGGGGCAGGTGCAACGGCGTATCAATTGTGTGCCGTCGCGCATAGCGTTCCCTATCGACCGTGACATGCAGATCGGGAACGCGAGATCACACGTCGAGCTTATCGCTGGTGATCCTCGTATCTATGCCGATACAGCTTCGACGGCAGCTATCACAACAAGCGGTGCGACGATCGTGGCGAACAACGCTGGTGACGCTCCTACGCTATTCAACAACGCAGTCATCACAGGACCGGGTACGACATTCACGATCCGTGACAACGCTGACGCGGCACGCACGGTGGTCGTGAACACCACGCTTACCGCAGGCCAGACCATGACAATCAACTTCATCGACCGCACCATCGTCAAAAGTGACGGATCGAGCTTGTATCCAAGCCTCGCTATTACGTCGCAATGGTGGGCGCTCAATCCTGGCAACACGACCGTACTATTCACCGTCGGATCAGGTGCCACAGGAGCTACACGCCTTGATATGACGTGGCGCTCCGCATGGTGGTAAGGGGTAGACATGGCAAAGCCTAGACTTGGGAATTGGGGACCGAACCCCGGTTGGGGTAACATCATAGAGAGCTTCCAACGTTGGACTGCGAAGTGCCCAAAGACTTCAATCTTCCGTAGTCGTGGTGGTGAAGGAAGTTTCAACATGCCTATCGAATGGGTGTCGAGAGACACGATAGACGCCTTACATTATGACTACATACCTAGCTTGCAGATCGCACCGAAGACCGGCACGGGTGGCAATCGTAAGGGCATCCCATACAAGGATATCTCTGCGGGCAAGCACGACACCTTGATCATCGAAGGCTTTGAGCAAATCAAAGCTGAGCTTCCTGTTACCGGGCCACGAGCGCCATTCGAGGTACATAGCGAATTCAACGTGCAAACCTCTGGCGCTCAGCCGCCTACCGGCCCTGCCGAAGACTACGCGGCGTTCTGCAACCACGTCCATGATCTTGCTGTGGACGTGGGCGTTCGCAACCGACTCAACTTCATTGCGTCGGCTACGCGAGGAATCTGGGATGGTAAAGAGTGGCACCGTTGGCTTGACGGCTGCATCGACAACCTCGATACCGTAGCCGTTGATGGGTACTCCCAACCTGTGAGCGGCAACGCGAAAGAGTTTGAGGCTATCGTTCATTCAGTGATTACGGTCGCGGGCGAGACCGACAAGGATTGGGCAGTCATGGAAACAGGCTGTCAAGAGATGCGTGACGACGATCAGTATAAGGCAGGATGGTTCCGTCGTGCTGGCGATTTCATTCTGGCATACACCAGCACTAAAGATTTGCCTAGGATGCGCTACGTGATCTTCAACACTACTGATGACGGACCTGGTGGTTGGTACCCTACCACTAGTACGCAGGCAGAGCGGGCGTTTACCGACTTGTGTAATCGGCCCATTTGGAAGGCGTAAATGGCCGCGTACAAAGTTGTCCTTGCCTACATCAACGGTGCAATCATTGATGAAGTGCCTGTGGGTAACCTTACTTTTGGCTTCGCTTTAAACGAGCCCGGTAGCTGTTCCTTCACTGTAGCGTTGAGAGACCCTAAGTGTACCAAAGCGATCCTTGCTCCGGGTGAGCGCGAAGTGCGCGTCTATCGTGACGGCATCCTCGTATGGGCAGGGTACCTATGGACCGCGTATGCCTCGTGGGGTGAGGGACACGTACGCTTCGCCTGTGAGGGATTCATCAGCCGCTTGCGACATCGCCTTGTCACATCTAACCTGACGTACACGAGCACGGAGCAGTTCGACATCGCGTGGAACTTGATAGCACATACACAGGCAAAAACAGACGGTAGCCTTGGGTTTACTCGTGGGGGTGAAGCTAACTCAGGAGTAAATGCTACACGAAAGTACGCACAATTCGAGCGCCCTAATATCCTTGAGGAAATCGAAGGGCTTGCGGAATCAGGTACGGGATTCGATTACGAGATCACGCCGGATAAGGTGTTCCACATGTACTACCCTGAAAAGGGTAGCAACAAACTTGTCAATTTCGAGCTTGGTAAGAACATCGGTGGCTTGTCATATGACGTAGATTCCGTAAGCATTATCAATACCGTACACGCTATCGGTGCCGGCGAGGGGGAGCTTACGTGCATCGCGTCGGCAATCAATACGACATCTCGTGCGAAGTACGGCCTGATGGAGGAATCCTACAGCTTCCAAAACATCAAGCGATTCGATACTTTGCAGACGTTGGCGAACGAGCAACTTGCCGTGAATAAAGACGCGCGGTTTCAACCACAGGCAAACATCACCGGGACCGATCCGGTATGGACGACGCTAGCCGTGGGGGATCGTGCGACGATACTCGGGGACTACGGGTACATGGAGCTTGACGATAGCTTCCGTATCGTGACCATGCTTGTGCAGTTAGACAACACGGGCAATGAGCAATACCAAGTGACGTTTGAGGCGATACCAACATGACACGTTGGAAGAAGCCCGAAGACCCTATCGCGATTGTTAAAAAGTTGCAACGTCAGTATGGCAAGGTTGCCGCAGGTGGAGGGCCAAACGTTCAGCGTACTGACCCCGACAACAAGCCGCCTATCCCGCCCACTGTTGCTCTGACGTTTAAAGCCCGTGAACACAAGACGCGGTTAGAGTACCGCGCTATCGTGACGTGGGATTTGATCAGTCCTAACACTTGTCAGGGTGACGTTGACAGGTGGATCGTGCAGATACGCGCGACGGACTCGGGTGGAACACCCATCGACGCTGAGACTGCTGGTGGGGCAACCCGCAATATACGGCAGGAACAAAGGGTTGACAACAAGGGTGAAACTGATGTACACGCAATCTTCAACCAGATACCCAAGCCTAAAAAATGGTACTGGCAGGCTCGTGTTGCGATCAGGGATCGTGATCATCAGCTAGGCGACTTCAGCGCATGGACTACCGCGCAGCTACCATTCACTGAAGCGTTGCCTAAGCCACCTGTGCCTACGGGTATTGATATCATCTTCGACACCCTAGAGAAAACACGTTGGGATCGCCTGCGGGCTATCGTTGAATGGAACGAGGTAACTAACTGGGACGTTCCAGGTGGCGATATAGAATCGGATATGGCGGGGTATCAGGTAGCGTTCCGTCAGACTGACTCAGGTGGTACGGCTATTGGCACGAAGGTTCGTAAACGTCGTGTCGAGGCTAAGGATGCTGACGCTGATACCTTGCAACATGTGGTGTTTGATAACCACATTAAAAAGCAGTCGTACTACCAAGCTCGTGTGCGATCCATCGACCGTTGGAACAGGCGTGGTGACTGGTCGGCATGGACGACCACTGAGCAAGCTTTAACAGACACTAGTGCGCCACCTAGCCCTACTAACGTTACGGGCTACATCGACCAGCACCGGATCGTTGTCGAATGGGATTTGCCTAATGAAGCTGGCGATGCCGCCACCATCAGTGAAGACATCGCGTTCGCACAGGTGCAGGTCGCAACAGACTCAGGCTATACGAACATCATTAAGGATCGTCGTGTAAGCGGCGAGGAAAAGATGTTCAAGGTTCGTAAGCCACAGACCACCTACTACGTGCGTGTGCGAACACACGACTCATCGTGGAACAAGTCGGCTTGGGTTTCTACATCAGCCTCAAAGGTTACACCGAACGCTCCGTCTGTTGCTATCACCTTCGACGCGGGTGGTCCTAAGAAATCCCGTTATCGTGTCATTAGTACCGTTACGCCTGGCACCACAGACATAGACGACGACGTTTCGTTCTATCGCGTTCAATTCGTACACAAGGCTACGAACGTGTCGCCTACAGCATCGGATCGTCGTAAGGTGCAGATCGTTGATCCTGACGACGATTTGAAAGCTACGTTTGGTAACGTCAGGAAGTCGCATTATACCTGGTCGCGTGTGCGTGCTACCGACCATCAGGGCAGGATCGGCAACTGGTCGGCATGGACCGCTGGCGGTCTCCCTACCGCGTCGCCCACCGTGAGCGCCCCTACGGGCGTTGCCGTGGTCAAGGGGCCACGTCGGTTGCAGATCGAATGGAATTCCTTTGCTGATGACGACGATGAAGTGGACGGTTACAAGGTCGAGATTAGGCAGGGCGGCACGCTAAAGAAAACACGCTACCTAGGCGGTAAGGCGAACAGCTACCGCTACATGATACCGGCAGCGGATCGTGGGCTCAACCATGAGGGTCGTGTGTTTGCCCGTGATGACATGGGCAACGAATCAACCTCTGGAACCGCCAACGCTACCGACGACGAAAAGCTAGACGAGACTGACTTGATCGACGCTTTTTCTCAGTCATCGGGTAAGACGTACACCTTCAATGGTAGCATAGTTCTCGCGGGTGCGAGTGGTGGTTTCCAAACCTCAGCCTCAGCACCGTTCATCGAGCTAGCTCGTGTGTCGGGCGCTGACAAGATTAGATTCGTTCCTGCCACGGGATCACCAACCGTGTTGGAAGTCGGTACGGACGGCATACGTTGGGGTGGTAGCTCAAGCTCTATCCTGTCGAGGCTACGTCAGGACTCTACCTTGCAACTTGGCGAAACCGCCGCACCGGCTGGTTTGGCAACTACTGCCGCTGTTTTATTCGCCCGCCTAGACACGGTACCGACACGAACCTCATTGGTTGTAAAGTTTGGGAGATCAGGTAAAGCCAAAGTCATCATGGACTCATTGTAAGGGAGAAACATGGGTTATTTCTGGTCAGTTGAAGGTGACGTCACGCTTGACACCCAAGCGTACGTGCGTCTAAAGAACGGGGACAAACCGGAGCTAACCGACGAACAATTCGATAAGTTCCTGATGCGACAGAACGGTGACGTGATCTTCCGGCAGACCGGCATCCCTGCATACCAGCGTTCGGCTATAGGTAAAACTAACGCGGGCACGAGCGTTACGCCTACGTTCGGTGCAGGATCAGCTACAGCGGGTGACCTGCTTATCGTGACGGTCGCTGCTGTGGACGCGGGCGCAACACAGACGTTTTCAACCTCGGGCTATGTAAGCATGGGTGGTATCGTGCGACTCGGCGGTATCTCAACACAGACCTATGTGAAGATCGCTACTGGTGGTGAGACTGCCGCTACGGTGACGATCACAGGCGCTAACACAGAGCTAATCGCTATGCTGTTCAATTTCTCCGGGTTTGAGGGCTACGTCAACAAAGACCTGTTCCAGTCGAACAGTGGTACGTCTACCTCGCCGTCATTTACAGAGCCGAACACACCTATCGAGGCGAACGAATTAATGGTGATGTCGGTCGTGAACGAGTTAGCTGCTACACAATCTTCCCCAACTAACAGCTTTGTCAACCGGCTAGAAGATACAACTACCTCACTCCGCATGGCGGTGTACGATAAGAACGTAGTGGATCAGGTAGCGCCAAGTTCTACGGTTACGCTATCAGCTTCACAGGATTGGATTGTCCGTAACCATACCTTCACACCAAACCGTACGCTGTTGGGCATCGACTCTAGTGAGGGCGCTGCACGTATGCATGGTGGTTTGATACTCATGGAGTTGAACGACACCCCTGCCTCACCCACGTCACCAGGATCGAGCGTGAATGATGACAAGGTAGCTCGATTGTATCTTCGTGAGCACACGACGACAGGCTCAAAATCTGAGCTAGTTATCCAGTGGCAGACCGGCACCGTCGAGGTTATCAAACAGGAGACCTAAAAATGGGTATCGAAATCGCTATCACGGATCACGACTTGCTCAGCGTGGTTGAGGGGCAGGCAAAAGAGATCGCACACTTGAGGGTGCGGCTTGAATCGGCACAGCGCGTGATCCGTGAGCTTGATCTATCCACCCCTGAAGGGGCTAGCAAGCTAGTGGGCATCGTGTCTTATGAGGAAGGTGATGAAGATGAATTGCCCGTGGTGCAAGACCAAGGTTGAAGTTGCTCAGGCAACGGAGGACTTTGTACAGCTTGACACCGAAATGGTCAAGTATGACGAGATGGATTACGCAGTGGAATACCAGCTACACAGGGATGGCACCGCTACCAACCTTCGTAGTGATCCAAAGAAAACAGACAAGTTTCGCGTCGAGCACAGGTGGCTTTGTCCTGACGTGATCACTGTCTCAGCCGCGCACATGCTTCCTGTACGGCTACGTAAGGTTGTTGAGGCGCGAGCTAAGGAACGTGTATAGATGCATGATTACAAGGGGTCGAAAGGGCGACGAGGGGAGGGGCGGTGGGATCGTGGGAGCTAAGACGAATCGCGGTCATTGGTCTCATGCTCCTATTGTTCGGGGTTTTTGGAGTCGATGCTTTCGGGCCGGAAGACTTTTCGCCCGGCGCGTACGTCGCGCCGATCTTGCTCGCCCTAGGTGGGCTGTTCGCCGATACATTGATCCGTCCACGTAACGGTAACGGTAAGAACGGAAAGGTGAATAACGGTGCCTCTAACTGACATCACCCGCTGGGCGGCGATTATAACACTGACGCTCTCGTGTGGCCTCGCGTTACGGATCGGGCTGCTGTACCAGTTCGGCAAGCCACGACCCGGCGTCACGCTCGCTCGCCTCCGAACGCTGCACGTCGCGGCCCTGAGCTACGCATGGACGTTCCTGAGCGGGGCATACG